TCGAAGATCGCTTACGTACCTTAGAGCAGCGGGTAGTAGTGATAGCGGTGGGACCTGCTTGCTGGAGTGACGAAAAGATACCCCGCGCTCAACCAGGAGACAAGGTCCTAGTAAGTGCTTTTGCCGGTTACATGGCTAGAGGTCCTAAGGATGACATCCAGTACCGGTTTGTAAATGACAAGGATATCTTTGCACAAATAGTGGAGGAAGGATAATGACTACGGTAGTAGAAGTACCTGACAATGATGACCCCGGCGCTCTTGATCTTTCTGCTGGCCGACAAGCGAGCGAAGCGAGCACGTCGGAGGTTGCGGAGGCGGCGGACGGCGACGGCCGCGCCAGCCACGCCCAGGAGGCAGAGCGCGACGCCCGGGCGATGGGATGGCGGCCGGAGTCTGAGTGGGACGGTCCGCCTGGTAAATGGATAGATGCCAAGACCTTCATTGAGCGGGGGGAGCAGATAATGCCTATTCTTCGTGCCAATAATAAAAAAATGCGTGAGGAGCTATTGACACGGGACAAGGACCTTGCTACACTCCGGGATAACCTGGCAACTGCCAATAAAGCCATCGCAGCCCTCCGAAAAGGGTATACAGAATCTACCAAGAGGGAGGTAGAGTTGGCAATTGCAGACCTTAAGGAGCAATATAAGGATGCTAGGGCTGCTAATGATGTAGACCTAGAGCTGAAGGTCAAGGATAACCTTGACAAACTCACTGAGAAGGCAAGAAAGATTGGTGAGGAAGAGGGAGATGAAACTCCTATTAAAGAGACAGGTAAAGAGAAACCTGAACCTCTCTCTCCTGAATATATAAAGTGGCAATCTGAAAATAAATGGTTTGGAAATGAGGTCAACAAGGATGATAAGGCTAGGTCAGATGCCTTAATAAAGATTGCCAAAAGGTTGCGTAGCGAGGGGGATGTAACAGCAGGGCTTCCTTTTATGGAAAAATGTATGGAAATTTTAGAGGAACAGGAACGAGGATATTCCCGTCCCAAAAGTAAGGTAGAGTCTGGTGGAGGTAAGGGTGGAGGTAGTGGTCGGGCTTTTGATAAATTGCCTGCTGATGCTAAGAAAGTTTGCCATGAAGATAATGATAACTTTGTTGGCCCAGGCAAGATGTTCAAAACGGTAAAAGAGTGGGAAGATCACTATGCTAACCTCTACGGAGAATAATAGATATGGCTGCTGAAAATCCTGTGAAAGAAAGTAATCCTGCTACCGGCCAACTTAAACTACCGAAGGGGTATCGTCCTCTATCTGGTGGACAAACAAAGTTAGATGCCCCGCAGATAGAGGGATATACCTTACGGTGGTTTCGAGGTGATCCTGGTCGAATTCAGCGGGCCTTACAGGCCGGTTGGCAATTTGTGGAAAAAGATGAAACAGACCTAGTAGATACAGATATTGCTGGGGGAGACACTCAAAAGGGAACTGACTTAGGTAGTCGAGTATCCCTTGTTAGTGGTGATGAGGTGGGGTTTAATGGGCAGCCGGGTAGAATGTACCTAATGAAATGTCCCATTGAACTTTACCAATACGCACGAAGTCTCCATGGTGCGCAGGTAGATGCCACGGTAGCAGCCCTTAAGGGTACAATACCGGGGAATGTTAGAGAGGGTGGAGAAACTAAAGAGGATTCACGTACCAGGTATTTGAAGGAATTGAAAGCTCCCCTTTTGACGAAAAAATCTACTTGAGGTGAAACATGGCTAATCCAAATCGGCCAAATGGGCTTGTTCCGGTAAAACATATTACCGGTGCCCCTTACAATGGTCAAGGTAATATCTATTGCATCCTTGCAGCCAACACAAGTGGCTTTGCAATCGGTGACCCTGTTATCAGCGGTGGTAGCGCTGATGCCAATGGTGTACCGAACATTGCTATTTATGGTGGTACAGGTGCAATCCGTGGTGTGGTTATGGGTCTCGGTACCTCCGAGGCGGGTCTCTTTAATCCAAGCAATTTGGATAGCACAGTTCGTCCAGCAGCGGCTCAGGCAACTAACTGGTATGCACTGGTGGCGGATAGCCCGGACCTAATTTTCGAAGTACAGGAGAACTCTAATGGTACACAATTGGCGGCGACAGAAGTGGGATTGAATCAAATCCTTAAATCTGGCACCAATAATGGGTTTGTATCAGGTTGGCTCCTCTCCAGTGTGACAGATGCAACGCCGGCTACCACAGCGACTCTTGCATTCCGGTTGTTGGGATTGGCTCGTCGTGCGGATAATGCTTATGGGGCATACGCCAAATGGCTTGTCTATGCCAACGTTCATGAACTTGGTCACGGCACTGGCGCCGCTGGCGTCTAATGAGGAGAATATAAAATGGCAGGCGTAATTAACACCGGTACACATCCAAAACTCCTCTGGCCTGGTATTCATACCGTGTGGGGGCAGTTGTACGACGGTCATCCAAAGGAATACGAAGACCTCTATGATACGGAAACGAGTAAAAAGGCATATGAACAGGATGTCCAAGTAACTGGATTTGGTCTCGCTCCGGTAAAAGGACAAGGTGCACCAATCCAGTATGATGGTGAAGAGCAAGGTTATGTGAGTACCTATACCCATGTTGCCTATGCTCTTGGGTATATTGTAACCTATGAGGAAATGCAAGATAACCTCTACAAAGAGGTAGCGACTCGTCGGGCAAAAGCAAATGCTTTCTCCATTAATCAGACAGTGGAGACTGTTGCAGCCCTCATCTATAATGATGCCTTTACGGGTTCCTATTTCTTGGGTGCTGATGGTGTTTCCCTCATCAATGCAAGTCATCCACAGGTTAGTGGTGGTACCTTCAGTAACTTGCTCACAGTGGCTGCGGACCTTTCTGAGGTAGCTCTTGAAAACCTAAACATCCAAATCATGAATATGACCATGGATAAAGGGTTGAAGATTGCCGCCATGGCGGAGTCCCTCCATGTAAGCACGGCAGATTGGTACAATGCCAATCGTATCCTGAAATCGGTATTACAGAATAATACCGCCAACAATGCGATCAATGTATTGAAGGCGACTAATGCCTTTCCAAAGGGAATCAAGATGAACCATTATTTCACCGATACAGACGCATGGTTCCTTCGGACTAACATCCCGAATGGCATGCAGATGTTTTGGAGAAATAAGCCAGAATTTAATCAGGATAACGACTTCGATACCAAGAATGCAAAAGCCGCCACCTATATGCGGTTTAGCATTGGTAACACTGATCCCCGTGGTATCTTCGGCTCACCAGGTGCTTGATATGCCAAGCGTTAGTGGACGTCAACATCGGTATATGGAAATGTTGGCTCACTCTCCCCCTCAAAAAGGGAGAGGGCCTTCTAAGAAAGTTGCTCAAGAGTTTGTTGCTGCCGACAAAAAGTCAGGAAAGTTCAGGAAGAAAAAGAAATCATAGGTTCAGTAACAATTTGTTACTGAGGTATATAATCCCCCCGCAATGGGGGGATTTCCCTGACTTAAAGAGAATCCTAAATGGCTAATTCCATACAGACAATCGAGGATGGTCCTCGTAACCTAGTTATTAAGGTTGATGGGGCTGGTGGTGATGCTCTTGCGAAGATTGTGGATGTGGCAACCCTTACCTATCCCTGCACTCGGGTGAAACTCGCCAAGGTGTTTTTTCAACTAGCTCCTGCCGGTACTGCTGATCTTTTCTGGGAAGCTACCGCAAATGTTGTTCTCCTCCACCTCTATGGTGGTAATGATAGTGACCTATGCTTTGATGATAAGTTTATTACAGGCATTCCAAATAACGCTGGAGCCGGGATCACTGGAAATGTCCTCCTAACAACCTCTGCAAATGCCTACTCCCTGGTACTCCATTTTGTTAAGAGGTGATTTGTGGCATCTGCAACTAGCGTATCGAATACTGCCTATGGTATTATAAATGATGCCATGGTGGATGCTGGCCTATTGCAAGAGGGTCAACGTGCCGATAGTGAGCAACTTGCCAACTTTATGCGACGCCTAAATGATATTGTTAATTTGTGGCAATCTTATGGGTTGAAGTTATTCTTACAACAGGAAGTAACCTTTGATATGGTTGCCGATCAGAGTATATATACCTTTGGTCCCTCCGGTACTGGCGCTGACATGGCGAAACCGAGTAGGGTTCTGCAGGGATATATTACCCTCACTAATGGAGATAGTCGTCGCCCTCTTACCCCTCTAAGTGTGGATGAGTGGGAGAGGTTGGGGCAAGTAGTAGGTAATTCCGGTGTAGTAAATAGCTATATGGTAAGGAAACAAACTACACTACTTCAGATAAATCTTTGGCCCCCTCCAGATGCTACCGATGTAGTTAACCCTTGTACCCTGCTTTTTCAAGTACAGCCAACAGGTCCTATCATCCTCTCTGATAATACCTCCTTCCCCCAGGAGTGGAGAATTGCTCTTAGGTGGGCGCTTGCGGAGGATATCTGTACAGGACAACCACAGGCAATAGTAGATCGTTGTGCGAATAATGCTAAGGTATATCGAGAACAGCTAGAGGGGTGGGATGTAGAGGATGCCCCTACTTACTTCGGTTTAGATATGCGTGCCCAACAAAGTTATGGGAGATTTAAGTAATGGCACAAGCACCTACTGTTAATCTGCCAGTACGAGTTCCCCTTGGATGGGATATTGATACACGAGATGCAACCTTAAATAAAGATGCCCTCCTAATAAATTGCTATGTGGAGAGGGATAAATTTACCGGTGCGATGAGTGTTTATAGGAGACCTGGATTTTCCCTATGGCTACATCCTCCAGGTTTCCCCCTCACCTTTCCAAGCTTTGGTGGTGGTGTATTTCAAGGTGGTGGAGGTTATGTATACTATACCTTTGGTGGAGTAACCTACGAATATCATAATCCTACTACACCCCTAATTGATTGGGGAGTTCAAACTACTTATGTCCCTGTCCATTATAACTCCGTGATGGGGGGTACTCCAGGTACTGTTGTAGGTAATGGTGCGGAAGCCTTTTTTATTGACCTTAATCAAGCTGTCACTGGGCCTCTCCACACCATAGATAGTGATTATCCTACCTTTACTAATCCTGGATTTAGTTACCTAGATGGCACCCTCTATGTCATGCAGAGTGTATACTCGCCTACAGATTCTGGGGCAAAGATTTTTGGTAGTCAATTAAATTCAGTGAATCAACCTACCTCCTGGGACCCACTAAACTTTATCACGGCGCAAATGACTCCAGAGGATGGGGTCTTCCTAACGAAACAACTTGGCTACATAGTAGCCATTAAGTGGTGGAGTACAGAATTTTTCTATGATGTTGGAAATGCCACAGGAAGTCCCCTTGCTCCCGCAGAAAACCTATTCTTCTCCTTTGGCTGTGCTGATCCTAACACAGTGCAAAAGATAGGAGAGGTACTAGTTTGGGTAACTACAACTATGGATGTAAGTTATAAGGTAATAGTAATGGAGAATACTAGACCTAATGTAGTTAGTACCCCGGCTATTGAAAGGATATTAAATAGTGTAAGCATTGTGGATGGGGAAAAGAAGGTATATTCTTGGCACCTTATCACCGGAGGCCACACCTTCTATGGACTTACCCTCAAAGACCTAAATATGACTTTGGTCTTTGACCTAACTGAAAGGATGTGGTATCAGTGGACAGATAAGGATGGGAATTATCTTCCCTTTGTTTCAGTGACAGGAGGGGCAGGTATCCCCTTCCTTGTCCAACATGAGACAAATGGAAACCTCTATGTCTGGGATTATAAGTATAATGCCGACTTTATCGAGGAAGAAATCTATGGGTTTACTCCTTTTGAGGGCATTAGTATCCCTATAACAATTCGGACTCCTAAGTGGGATGGGGGAACTACTAGGAATAAAAACCTAAATATGTTGGCCTTTGTAGGAGATATTATCCCAGGGAATATATTAACAGTACAAACTTCGGATGATGATTACCAGACTTGG